TAATCGTATTCACTCAGCAGACTGAAATTTTTAGTCCCGGTAGCCGGCCTGAACCTGCGCTTAAAAGGCAACGGACGGAGAAGCTCCCCTTGATCGTCGGAGCCTCTAACCGTCCGAGGTAACTCAACAGGTTTACTAGCCTTGAACTCGTTGAATCCGAAATTATCAGACCCTTTTTTGCGAGCCACGTTTAATAGAAACCACCTTGAGCCCAGATAGTGATGCCTGAAGGACTCAAACCGCCAGAAGCCGCCGTAGGACCCGTGCCGATATAACCAGCACAGAGAATGTAACCTTTCTCCAAGTAGAGACCTTCGCCTTTACCGATTTGAATCGGAGCCACTAAGTTTGTGTCTCCCACGGCGGGAACCGGGGCGTTTACGGCAAACAATTGAATCGGGAGCGGATAACCAAACGTGCTTCCGCTGAGACCCACTTCAAATCGACCAACCATCAAAGCAGCCGAAGTAGAAGGGGCCGCTTGGTTCGGAGCATATACGTACAGGCCAATGTCTGCTGTACGAATACCGCTCCTATCGGGATAATCCTCGTTGCTAACAATAGTGATGTCTTCGACCAGAGCAGCATCCTCTGAAGGAAGGTCGCCCACACGAACCAACTGAATTAAATCCGTCAAATTAGGATTTGTCGGATTACAAGTACCCGTGCCGCTATTGATACGAGCGCCGCGTAAAAACGGACGATCGATCAGACAAGGCTGTTTGTTCGTACTAGTCGAGGCCATTGTATGCGCTCAGTGAGTTAAAGCTCTCGGAGAGCTAAAGTAAGGGGATTTAATTCGGGGGAAGATCCTCCCGAGGTGCGCTTCTGAGTAAGTTCTTTAAGCAGGTTCTTAAGGTAAGAATCCTCCTGCTTACCGCGCAAATACTCAGCTAGACGAGATCCTGCCGGTCGTACAGATTCTCCACGGAGGCTTCGGGCAAAATTACCGATGCCTTCAAGAAGATCAGTCCCGCCAGCGGCAGCAGCAAGCCAATCAAAAGGTTGTGAAGGATTGATGTTGTTGACTCCGGGGGTCAACGATTCTCCCGCATAACCAATGTTATTGAGGGAATCAACGCCCAAATTTTGGAAGTCGATTAACTGAGGTTTTTGCCAAGCGTATGCGGGCGCACCTCCAGTTCCTCCGGAAAAATTAACACCTTCGTAGGAGTAATTAGGGGTCAACATGATTAATTCCTCTAATTACTTTATATAGTATCCGCGAACGGAAGAGGCTGGGAAACCTTCAATTCGCTCGTATACCTGAGGGTATGTTGCAGCTGCCAGATCTGCAGCACCCTGAGTACCCAGGAGGCTTTGTGCGGCAGCTTCTGAGTTACCGAACGCATTATTAACGTTATTAGTACCTAGAGCTGTACCAAACTCATACTGTTTAATCTGAGGAGTCTGTTGGCTCGGCAGAGTGTTAGACCCCGTGGCCTTCCTTAAAAGCTCATAAGCCAGCGTGGGATTAGCAGCGGCCCATTGAGTTAACTCAGGGGTATCGAGAATCCCACGGCGGGATAATTCACCGACAATCTCTTGCCGATTTTTGGGGAAGGAGGCATAAGCTTCCCGTTGACGATAATAATCCTCAAGCCCCCTCGCAGGAGTCCTAGGTTTAGACGCATACTGTTGTTTCTGGGCTCGAAAAGCTTCGTCTTCGCCGCGTTGAACGATTACTGTCTGACCGTCAGCACCTCTATAGACAGGAGCAGGTAATGTAGTCTGAGCTCCTGGTGACATAGAAGCCGCAATTTGTTGAAGATTAGTAAGTTGCTGGTTTTGATTTACCTGAGGATCATTCGTCAACCCACCTGCGTCAACGCTTTCAGTGACAGGGCCAGAAGGTGTCTCAAGGGCGTTATCGGATCGAAGTCCCATAGCAACGCCTCCAATTCCTCCGGCTCCGAGTCCAATTCCAGCTGCGGCGGCAAGCCTAGGATTAGCTTTGATTAATTCCGCAAGATTAGTTGCACTGCTGCGCATTAAATTGCGAGCTTGGTATGTACCAAACTCAACAGGACCGGAGAAAAAACCAGTGCCCCTGGGAATTGCTTCCGAGTACATCTCGTCAGCAACGCTAGCCATCGGCTTTAATGTTTGCCTTAACGATTCCCGCAGTAAAGTTTCTTCATCAGCAGCCCCAGTGGCAAGGAAGGGTTTGCCTCCACGGGTGAGTAAACCTTGTAAAAATTCTGTCCCTTGACGCTCTGCTTGAACGTCACTTGGGTTGAAAGTTTTACCACCAATTTTTATACCTTCGGCAGTTACTGTACCTTTTGGGTAAGTTAACCGGTTAAAACCAGAAAACATATCCAGTTGTCTTCCTTCTAGAGGAACTCGAAAACCTTCCGCAGGGGCTGGCCCTTGAGAAAGAGGAGGAGTCGGCCCCTGGACAGGAGTTCGATTAGTAACTAACGGAGAAACTCCGCGAACACCAGGAGCTTCTGTTTTAGGTAAAGCAGATGCCCTCCTTCTAGCAGCTTCTTCTACAATCTCCCGAAATCCGGGACGGAGATTCGCGGCATTCGCGTCTCCCACGAATGCTTGAACGCTCCGAGGTAAGGCCGAAGGTGCAGGAGTCGGAACAGCGCGTCGAACCCCTAATAAACCCGTGACTTGCGGAGCCCTTTCTCCTACTTCGCGAGCAGCAGCGCCAGCGGGTTTTAGAATTCCACTTTTAAGTAACCCGGCCCCAAAAACTTTTAAGAGCTCTAACGCTTGTTTGTTCACCGTCGCTAAAACTTATTCCTTATACAACTATAGCTTTTATCGCCAATTTGCGTAGAAGTACAGGCGGTCTGCTCGTGAAGTATCAGGAGGACCAGGAATAGCTTGAATAAATTCACCGCCACTGCGCTCAAAGCGGTAGCGGGCTGCCACGGGGTCTCGATAGTTCGGGATATAGAGCATATGCGCTAAACGATCACACTCGAACAAGTAGTTCTCTCGCCAAATGCGAGCTGTCTCACGTTTATCTTGAATATTGATCGAACGGCTAACGTCACCGAGAATGGTTTCCTGGCGGCTGGTTGCTCGCCCCGTGGCAAGCTCAGTTAATCGCTCAGCTTCTTCGCAGCGTTCAATTTGCTGAACAATTTTGTCGTAATAAAACTCACTAGGAACACTGTTGCAAGCTTCCATTAAACGTGCGTAATCACCCGCTGGAACCGTCGCAATGTTGTACCCGAGGTGATATGCAACCCGACTAAAGTTAAAGTCGTCAAGGCGATAACCAAAAACCTGAGCAGGGTTTCTGGATAACTGATTAATCGCAGCGTAAATTACTTCACGCTTTGTGGCATCAGTGCTATCTGGCTGAAAAACGACACCCTGGCCAGCCAGATAACTTTGAATCTGCTCCAGTTCTTGAGTCGTTAACTGTGCCACAACCGCAGCTTATCTAATATCTATATTCTAATCTTCCATTTCCTCCTAATTAACTAAATCACTCAACGTAAACGTGATCGCCCTCTAAAACGGAGTCCCAATCGACACGAGTAATAGATTTGAGTTGATCTAACTTAGTAAACCGTTCACCAGGCATAGATTGCTGCAATTCTTTAATCTCTGTAGCAGTTTTCAAGCCGACGCCTTTAAGTACTTGGGTCAGCAGCTGAGGTGTTGCGCTATTGATGTTTACCCGATTAAAAGCTTGGACTTCTGGTTTAACGATTTGTCGGCCACGACGTTGCTTAACGCCTTTTTCCTCGGACTCAACTTCTTTAACTTCTTCAACAACCTGATTTTTATGTGCAAAGAAAACCTTACCTGTGGTAAGGGACTTCACCATTTTGTATTCGCCTTCGTCATGCTCACTGAGAATTTCAATTTTTACGCCGTTAGGAGCGTAGGTGTACTCTTTTACGGACACAGCAGTCATTATGTAGACAGTGATCTGTTGCTAGTTATAGCATAAAAAGCAATAAAAAACCCCCTCCGAAGAGGGGGCTGAATATCCCAACTGAGAATTATCAGGAAGGGACAGTCGAGGTGTAGACGTTGGATTCGATGAGACCAGCAGGCTGAAGAGCCAGGTCGTCACGCTTAGGTGCTTCATCGGGAAGCAGCCAGCAGACTTCAGCGATACCGAGAGCCTTGTTTTTGCCAGCCAGTTTATTAGCGGCAGCACGAGGATCGTACACACCGGAGCCCAGACCGATACCGGAACCAGGAACAGTAGCGGTGCTGTACAGACGATACTTAGTATCGGCACGCACAACGTGCATGTTCGCGTCGTTCCAGGCGTCGCTGGAAGACCAAGATCCGTTCTCGATACGGCTGCTAGAGCCCACGAGGTTGGCGAAGAAGCCGCTGGCGCTAGGAGCCGTGGTCAGACCCGAGGACAGGGCAGGACCCACGCCGATAGCAGGAGCGGTTTGAGCACCAGCGATGCCGCTGGAGATCACGTCGCCGCCATCGAGGCGGACGCTCACACGGTACACATAGGCACCGGAGGGCACAACGATGCCATCGGTGATGTCAGCGCGAACATCTTTATAAGCGTCGGGAGACGGAATAATGATGTCGGCAGCTTTGAACGGTTGGTTAGTGCCGTTCAGACCCGAGCCATAAGGCTGAGTGTAGTATTCCAGCTGGTTTGTGCTGGAGCTGGCCTGGTAAGACAGGTCAACATAGCCCACGGCTTGCTGGGCAATCCAGCCGGGACGGAACACAACGCCAACGGGACCGCCAACAGGCTGATTGCTGTAGGTCTCGTTAGTGCCGTTCTCGTTCAGGAACGAGAAGCTGCTCTCGCTATGCCAGTAGCGAAGAACGTTGGTGTAGTTACCGGGATAAATCCGGGCAACTGCGATTTGTGCGGGATTAATAGACATCGGTAGTTATCTCCTTATCAAACGTTAAAGGAGTACGCGATGGTGGCGAAGTCAGCGTTCAGGAGTTCGAAACCTGCGTACAGGCTCCAAATCATCATGATAAAACGGCTGAAATCGTCATTATTGTTCAACAGAACCTGAGCATTGTTACCGCCGATACCGACGCCAACGCTCTGAGGACCGAAGAACATACCAACGGCAGTGTCGTAAGTGCCGGCGGTGCCACCGATGGATGCGGAAGCGGTTTGGCTAGGCATGTTAGTCGATTCGAAGAATCGCACACCCTCAAACACGAAACCGGTGGGCATGATGGGCTCACCAGCCACAAAGCTGGCTTGGCCAAAGCCCTGACCCATGTACAGCGCAGCGTTAGGCTGCATGGCCGACATGAGGGGGTTGATCTGCCCGTTGCCAGGGTAACGAGCCACTTCGCGGAAGTCGCTGTTCTGGCGCAGGTGCATCAGGAAGGTCGGATCCACCACAGCGCGGTAGAAACCATCCTGATAAGTAGGAGTGTTCCGCTTGCGCAGGCTCTTCACCACGCGCAGCAGGTCATCCTTAACGTCGAACTTAGCTTGCTCGGCGTTGGTGTAGGTGAGGCTACCTACGGCGAGGTCGCCGGGGTAGTAGTAACCACCTTGAGAGTCAGAAGACTGACCCTTCGAAACGGCTTTCAGGAGTTCATTGATGAACACCCGGTCACGCCAACGACGATAGTCGTCAAGCAGAGTCAGAGAACCGATCGACTGGTGGAACGCAGTCAGGTTGCCGGTGTACAGCAGAAGACGCTGCGCGGTGATCAGAGTCTCGCGAGCAATCTTGAAAGTGCTGGGCTGAGTGGGATCACTCGGATCCGCAGGACCAGTGTACTCGCGAAGGGTCACGAGCACTTTGTCCTTCACAATGTTCCGGCTGTTGGCAGTACCAATGGTCTGCTCAGCAGTGCGCTCCCGAGACTCTTTAGAGCCAGGATTGCCCCAGAAACGATAACGGTCAAGCTGTACAGTCTGGCCGGGTTGCTTACTAAAGTCGTGAACAACCACGGGCTCAGCCGCCATTTCTACCACGTAGGCAGGATGGGGACGGTATAACTCCGCACCGAGCAGCTTCGGAAAATCATTGTCGACGAACAAAGCGCCAACCTCCGAAGAACTACATATGTACTTTAACCAAAATTATACGCACACAAACTGTAGTTGTCGCATTCTTAGCGTTTATTTAAAACGATTCAACCAGTTTTCTGATTACTGGAATTAACTGTAGGGCTGTAAGTTCGAAGCATAACGCGAACTCCCTCAGGAGCCTGATGGTAGATAGACGCGTAATTAGAAACGTAA